TAGTCAAGTAGTGATAGTGAGTCGCAGCATGTTGCTGAATATCAGGACTCCAAGGATACATGTGAGCAAAGTCTTTACACGTTTCTGGAAGCGCACCATAGTTGGGAACAACTGCCATACAACCTGCTGCCATTGCCTCAATCGCAACAAGACAAGCTGTCTCAAGATATGTGGAAGGATATGCCAAAATATGAGTTTTGAGGAGCGCAGAACGGATCTCATCATTAGAAACGGTTCCGTGATAATTGACGCATCGCAACTCATTTAGGCGATTATAAAGATCCTGAAATTCGGGATGCTGATCCTGCTCATCTCGACCGTATAGCTTGAAGCTGGAGTATATGTCGATTTCAAAATCATTTCGCGCATCTTGCATGACGCGAGCAACAGACTCAAGAAGATTCAGACCACGATGAGGAGTCGAGAAATAAATGATTCGAGTCTTTCCGTCCTTGGGCTTTTCGTGCTGCGGAAACCGTTCGATACAGTTTGGAATGACAACAGACTTCTCATAGGGTACACCAAGTTTCTGATGAAAATCCCACAATGCCCAATTACTTGGAAATACGAATCGCTCAAATAAATCGCGATTCTCTTGTTGCTTGAGATGTTCAGATTCAGGATCTTCGGGAAGGTCGTGAAGCCAAAGAATCTTTTTTCTTGGATCACGCAAATGTTCTTCGCGAACACGTTGAGGAATAATGATAAATTCCTCCTTCAACTTATCATCAAGCGAATCCATTACACGATTATAAATCAACTCTGTTCCACCCATCGGCTTGGAATTCTGTTGGTTGATACGAAATTCAAAACTATCTGACATGATATTCCTCCTCATCAATTCATCATGTATGGAAGTATATAGGCAAAAATTTTGGGCGAAAAATAAAAAAAAGGGGGAGAAGGTGATGATCCTCACTGGGATTACTTAATCACCTTCTCCCCCCTTATCGTTCAGATCGGACGAACGTGCCGACCCAAACTATGTTGAAACTCTAAGCGCGAGGCGTGCGGACAATGCCGTACTTCGTCGCACCGTTCTTGGCAGTCTCAGCGGTAACAACCCAGTTACCATAAGCCTGAACCGTCTGACGGATGCGACTAATCATCGCCGTGAAGTTCTGAACACCAAACCGCGCACGAGCCTGTGCGGCAGTAAGAGTTCGACCCTCCGACAGATAATCAACAACCTTACGAGTCTTAGAGTTAGCAGTAAAAGCCATAGTTTTTTTCCTCACAATGTCGGCTATTCAATAAATTTCGTAAACGCGCCGACTCATCTACGAAACAAGTTAAACCTTACCGAAGTTCACAATCCTTCTGCGGAATCTCGATGTATTTCTCACCATTACGGATTGCCCAATACCAAGATCGCTTTCCGTTCTCAACGCGAAGCACATGGGTCAACTTCGTGTCAGTTCCTCGCTTGTACCAGAACCGATGAGCATGTTCACCGCGCCGTCTCGTCTTTACTCCACCCATATATAGTCTCCTCCAACTGGACCCATATTATAACCCCCCAGAAGTATTTGTCAACCCCTAAAGAGCATTTTTTTGAAACTTTTTTTCATTAGTTGAATAAACCACACTTTAGAATATAATAAGCATCTACAATATCATTTAGTGGACTTATTATTTTATCTGACCTCGGAGTAAGCATCTCTTTCAAATTTACATTTTCATTATCAATACAAAATTGATTATACATATCTTCCTTTGTTGCTCGACCAGAACCCGTCGCAAACTTTTTGACTGTCGTTGGTGCGATCACATCAAAGTTGATTAGCGCATCCCACATATTGTATTTCAATATACCTGTATTCTCTGCTATATTGAAAACTCTTCCTGTGGATGAAAATGAGTAACCCTCCAGATAAACCTGAACAACACGATGCTCATTCAGAATTTTTACTGCCCAATCAGATATTCCATCATACCTATCCATGTCCGACTTGAAGTCTGTGTGATTTGAACCGTGAAGATTTCCTTCGCGAAACATCTCAAATCGACTCAAATTTGATCGAAAATACATTGTCGTATTATTATAGGAAAAACCACCTTTTTCTGTGTCAAAGACACAAATGGCAGGTGAGGTAAGAGAATAGTCAATACCAGCAATAACCGGCATTATTCTAACTCTTCCTCTACCCTATCGTAATCGACGTTGTAGGTGCCGCAAAACGGGCAATGTCGCGCTTGTTCCAAAAAACCATGAGTATTTGTAAAAACACTATATTCCGTATCGCACTCTACACACTCTAAACCAAGTTCAATAATTTCGTCGTCAAATTCCTCGTCGGCTGGCATTGGCATTAGATGACCTCACAACTTCCGCTGGTACATGCCATCGTTTGTGATCCAACTGTTTGATCGGTATTCTCATAATTTCCGAGTTCAGTCCAATCCAGACTTTGTGGCATATCCTTGTTTAGTTCAACATACTTATCCTTATCTATCTCCGTAAATGGAGCTTGCTTATATATATGGTCCGTGTGAGGCAGGAATGAAACTCCAGTTAGATCATTGAAGTTTTCATATACCCATGCTCCAACATCCATCCACTCATGTTCCTTGACGGTAACGGTACAAGAAGGATTATGCTCACACCAATACTTCTTGTATGCCAACCATCGTTCCAACTGCTCAACGGCAGTCAGGTCTGTTGTGACAACAGAGTTCTTTGGTGCCGCGACAGGAAATGAGAAAACGTGATTATGGTCGGGAGCAATAATGTCATCCTCGACCGGAACACCACGATCAATCATAAACTGACTCGCAGGATCTTTCTTGTCTGCTCGTACAGTACGAACATAATATGGAGAGAACCTTGAGTGAATACCACTTGCCGAGTCAACCAGAACAGAAACAGTTCCAGAAGGCTTGACCGTTGTAATGGCAGCAGACTGGGGAATACCAAAAAGGCTTGCCCATGTCTTGTTTGTCTCGATCGCAATCTCCTTCAAAATCTTCAGCGTATCTTCAAGATTTCCAGACTTGCCATTGGTGAGCTTGTTGTCCATGATGCCAGTCAAACTCACACCAAGCAATCGCTCCTCTTCGGCATTGTGTCTCCAGTCAGCGCGAAGATACTTGAACTTCGTAAGCGTTGCCTGCATCGTTCCAAGAATCGTAGCAACCTCAACCTTTCGCTCAAGATCAGCAAGTGTATCACTTTCACGAATGACAACCTCAGAAAGATTACAGAAACCGTTTGGTCGAAGAATAATCTCCGAACAAGGATTGACACCAAACTCGTGTTCAGGATCTCGCCTTCCGTTTTCTGCTGCCTTCTCTTTGAGTGCTGCTCGATTTACAATACCACGCTCTCCACTCTTTGAGTTATAAAGAGAAAGCCACTCTGCCATGAAGATACCAATGTCAGGCTTTTCCTTATAGACGGCTGAGTTGTTTGAGAACGCACGATGAGTCTCCGTTGTGTACCACTGCCCAGTCTTGGCATGACGCATTCTTTCATCAGTCAGATCGGAAAGTGAAATCAACGCAGCACGACGAACTCCACCAACAACAACACAAGACGCAACATGACACATCAGATCATGGCATTCAAGTGAAGTCAGCTTTCTTCCTGCTGCCTGTGAAAATGTGTTGATGAAGGCATTGAGTGTTTCGACCAAAGGTTCAGGACCAGAGGCACGACCACCAAACACCTTCAAAGGTGAACCAGCCGGTCGAACATTGGATGTATCAATGTTCGGAACCTGACCAGCATAAAGCATGGCAACCAACTCTTTGAGAGCCTTTGCCCAACCTAGTTTGCTATCGGCAACAACAATCGTGCTATCCGTTTTGTGAAACTCTTCTGAAACAGAAGGCAGCTTTTCAATGTGTTGTGTTTCAACAGAAAAGCCGACACCCGTTCCATTCATAAGGATATATAGAGCTTCGTCAAAAGCGCGAGGAGAATCGACAGCAACAAACGAACAATTATAACCCGCAATGTTTTCCCTTTCTAGTGCTGGACCAGCAGTCATCATTGCGCGCATGGAAGGCATGACCTCCATGTTGAATATAGCATCTCTTATGGATTGCTTTACGTCCTTGATTGAACCTTTTGTATTTTCTTCGATATGTCCCTCAAAGAAATCAACATATCGGTCTACGGTTTCGTCCCATGTTTCTCGTCTTCCCTTTTCAGGAACCCATCGAGCATAACGGGAAGAGTGAATGTATTGCTGAAGAACTGTCATCTTGGGTGTTGCCATTTTTATTTTTCTCCTACCAGATATTTCCACGATACCGGGTACTTATCTTGTATCAGATCGCTCATCATGTCAGCAATCTGCCTTGTTTCTTTTTGAGTATCTTTTGCACATCTTAGATTACACACTCTGGCAAAAGCATACAAAGAACCAGTCCAATACCACTCAGTCATAAGACTTTGAGGAAGTAGCATTCTGGCTTGCTCGGCACAAACTCCTGCGTCGATCAGTTGATTATATAGGCTTACTGATTTTTGACTTAGTTTTTGTACGGCATCGTCAACTGAAAGTTCATTTACCAACAACCATTCTACTTCATCTGTCTCTGAAGATCCCTGCTTTTTATTTTCAGGATTTGCTCTCCAGCTATCAGGATGGAAAATCTCTGGTTCCGTTTGAACATAACGTCGTGACACTTCATTCCAGACAAGACCAACCTGATGTTTGACGAGTTGTCGAGCAACAAAGATCGGTGCCTTGATTCTAAACTGAAGTGAACAATGACCAAACGGAGTCCAGTGATTGTGTTCTGCTAGATATTTGATAAGCCTCTCATCACCCTGAGAAAACTCTTTCACATGCTTATCAAAACTAACTCTGGCAGCGTTGACTACAGACAAGTCACTTCCCATGAAATCTACAAGATCAACATTCATCATAGAGAAACCCTCTTCCAAGAATTTAGTGTTGCCATCGCTGCCAGTCCAGAATGTGTGTTCTTATTTATTATATCCTGTATTTCGCCCGCAGGAATATTGGCAAGCACCATATCGTTTATATCCTTTTCTTTCAAACCTTCGGGCCAGATACAAATCTTATACCCGAGTTCAATAATATCCTTCATCCTCTTCACAATCTCTTTATTCCTTGGCTCATTGTCAAACACAACGATACACTTTTCTTTTCGGATCTCTGTCTCCAGTTTCTTGAAGTCTGCTCCACCAACTGCGATAGAGTTTTCCAGAAACAGAGAGTCGATTGGACCCTCAAGAACATAGACACTTTCTCTTGAGTTTCGTTTGATCTGATCGAGCCCAAAGATCATCGGAGCATTCTTGTCAATCTTGAATGCCAAATATCGAAGTGACACAGACGAGTTGATTGCTCTTGCGGCAACACCAACAAGCTCTCCATCTCGATTGATGAATGGAAGAAGAACTCTGGCTTGATTGCCAACGATACGACCTTTGTATATAGGATCGAGTCTTTCCAGTATTTTATCATCATGGACAAAATACAAACGATCAAGACAACTCTGAGGAATGCGTCGTTGATGAATGAAATTATACACGAGATGATTTTTTGGAATGCGATCTATTCGTTCCGCTCCGATCTTTTCAAGATAAGTTACGTCCATAATATTTTTTCTCTTCTTAGGTTTTTGATAAACCTGCTGTTCAGTTTTTACATTATTACTTCCAAACTTGTCAAGCAAATAATTTCCATAAGACATGTGATCCATCTCTTTGAGAAAGTTTGCGAAAGATTTAGTAATCCCGCAGTTGTGACACTTGAAGATGAAACTGTCTCTATCTTTGCTTGGATAAAAGTATCCACGAGCCTTGTAACGATTCTTTTCAGAATCGCCGCAGAAGGGACACCTGAAGTTATATAGCGTTTTTGTTTTCTTGGTAAACTGATCCAATTGGGATGAGATTATCCCAACGTATTTTACGTCAATATGATTCATAATATATCCAGAGTTTGTTTATTTGATTCCTAGCTTCTCGCGAACTTGAGCTTGAAAAACTTCTTGATCCATTCGAGCATCGTGAAAATTGTCTTTGATAGATTCTATGTTTTCGCGCATAACG